GCCGGCTACTGCCTCACCGGCGCGACCAGCGCGCACGCGCTGTTCTTCCTCTACGGCACCGGCGCGAACGGCAAGTCGGTGTTCGTGACCGCGCTGGCGACAATCCTCGGCGACTACGCGACCAACGCGCCGATGGACACGTTCATGGAGGCGCGCGGTGATCGCCATCCGACCGATCTGGCCGGCCTGCGCGGCGCGCGCTTCGTCGCCTCGGTCGAGACCGAGCAGGGCCGGCGCTGGAACGAATCGAAGATCAAGGCGATCACCGGCGGCGACAAGGTCTCGGCGCGGTTCATGCGTCAGGACTTCTTCGAGTACACGCCGCAGTTCAAGCTGGTCATCGCGGGCAACCATAAGCCCGCGATCCGCAACGTCGACGAAGCGATGAAGCGGCGCATGCACCTGATCCCGTTCACGGTGACGATCCCGCCCGAACGTCGCGATCCGAAGCTGACCGAGAAGCTGCTCGCCGAGCGCGACGGCATTCTCGCCTGGGCGCTGGCCGGTTGCCTGCAGTGGCAGCGCACGGGCCTGCAGCCGCCCGCGAGCGTGCTCTCGGCGACCGAGGAGTATTTCGAGGCCGAGGACGCGCTGGGGCGGTGGATCGACGAGCGGTGCGTCCGCATCGAACGTGCCCGATCGTTGACGGCCGAACTGTTCAACGACTGGAAGGCGTGGGCGGAGGCCGCAGGCGAGTTCGTCGGCTCGCAGCGCCGGTTCTCGGACCAGTTGGTCGCCCGAGGCGTCGAGAAGTGGCGCAACGGCCTGGGCGTGCGCGGCTTCCAGGGCATCGGCCTGAAGGCGGAGCCCCGACCCGAGCGCAGCAGATTCCCCGACGACAACGACGATTGATTCCCCGCCATGCCACCCACGTCTGACGCAGTCGACACAGTCCATGATTATCCTCTTTACGTGCGTGTACGCGCGCGTAAGGAGTTATCCATAAGCTGAGTCGACTGCGTCAGACCCGATCTCCACAGGACTCCGGAATGACCAGATCCCTCCTCGCGCTCGACCTCGGCACCACCACGGGCTGGGCGCTGCGCACCCCCGATCGCCGCATCGTCAGCGGCACGCAATCGTTCAAGCCGCAACGCTTCGAGGGCGGCGGCATGCGCTTCCTGCGCTTCGTTCGCTGGCTGGACGAACTGCAGACGCTCTCGGGCGGCCTGCAGCACCTCGCATTCGAGGAAGTGCGCCGACACGCCTCCACGGACGCCGCGCACGCCTATGGCGGTTTCCTCGGCCAACTCTCCGCCTGGTGCGAGCAACGCCAGATCCCGTACCAGGGCGTGCCCGTGGGCACGATCAAGAAGCACGCCACCGGCAAAGGCAATGCGAACAAGGACGCGATGCTCGCCGCGGTGCGGAGCTGGGGCTACGCGCCCGTCGACGACAACGAAGCGGATGCGCTCGCGCTGCTGCACTGGGCCATCGCGCAGGAGCGTTCGGCATGACCGTATGGACGTTCGACGAAGTCGAGCATCGCTTCCACGAAGCCGCAGCGACGTCGTATCGCTTGCCCGCCGCGCGCGTGGCCGGCTACGTCAGTCTGTGGCCCGAGATCGCGCGCCAGTCGTGGGAGGGCTACGCGGACGAGCGGATCGTGCTGCGCTTCCCGGCGACGCCCGCGGCGGTCGATCGCCTGGCCGAGACCACGCAGTGGCTGCAATGGCTGAGCGTGGAGCAGCGCAAGCTGGTGTGGGCGCGCGCCCGCTACGTACCGTGGCGAGCGATCTGTGAAGCGCACCAATGCTCCAAGCCCACCGCGTGGCGGCGCTGGCGGCACGCGCTCACGTTGATCGTGGTGCAGCTCAACGGCCAGCCACCACGCATCGTGGAGGCGATTACGCAGCATGACGCGACGTGACGCAATCGAACGCAAGCGCGCGCGTTGGATCGTAAAACCCCACGAAAATCGATGAAACACTCCCCCCGATTGCGGGGTATCTTGTGTGCCACGGTGGTCATGCGTCCTGAAGCAGCACGCTTCGGTCGCGATGGCGACCCACGAGGTCAGTTATAGACCCACAGGGTCTACGGGTCCTCCCTGTCGCACTGCAACAGCGGGCGGCAAAGCCGCAGAACCCCGCTACCGTCTGACTGCAAACCGAGGTTTGCGCCGGTTTGCGGGTTTGCAGGTTTGCGGTGCAACCCAGCGTTTGCACCGCGACGCTCTTCCACTTCTCTCCAGCCCATCGGCCAGCGCGTTCGTCCCCCCTGTTCCCGGACGCGCTGGTCGGTGGGTTTCTTTTTCCGAGCCCACGATGCCCCACGCCCTCACCGTCGAGACCCGCCGGGTCGAGGCGCTGATTCCTTATGCGAAGAACCCGCGCACGCACAGCGATGCGCAGATCGCGCAGATCGCCGCGAGCATCGTGGAGTTCGGCTGGACTTCGCCGATCCTGGTCGATGGCGACAACGGCGTGATCGCCGGCCACGGTCGGCTGCTCGCCGCACGTCGGCTCGGCATGACCGACGTGCCGGTGATCGAACTGGCGCACCTGGACGCGGCACAGAAGCGCGCGCTGATCATCAACGACAACCGCATCGCACTCAACGCGGGGTGGGACGACGCGCTGCTCGTGCTGGAACTGGCGGACCTCTCGGACGCGGGGTTCGACCTGGACCTGACCGGCTTCTCCGCCAGCGAGATCGAGCGCCTACTCGATCTGGTGGAAGACGGCGACGCCGCGGGCGGCGATACGGAACCTGTGTCGCCTGCTGCGGAAGCAGCGAACGACGAAGATGCCGATGCTGGCATGCCGGACGATGGCGATGGAGATAGCGACGAACACGATCCTGCGCCGGCAATGGCGTCAGTGTCGCGTGCGGGCGATGTCTGGATCATCGGACCGCACCGCCTGATCTGCGGCGACGCCGCCGATCCGGCCGTGGTCGCGGCGCTGATGCGCGGCGAGACCGCGCATCTGTGCGTCACCTCGCCGCCCTACGCCCGGCAGCGCGACTACGCCAGCGGCATCGGCGACTGGGACGCGCTGATGCGCGGCGTGTTTGCTGCGGCCGAGCGCGCACTGCGGGACGACGCACAGTTGCTGGTCAACCTGGGCCTCGTCCACGACGACAACGAAGTGCAGCCGTATTGGGATGACTGGACCGCGTGGATGCGCGCGCAGGGCTGGCGGCGGTTCGGCTGGTACGTCTGGGATCAGGGGCCGGGCCTGCCGGGCGATTGGCGTGGACGCCTCGCGCCCAGCTTCGAGTTCGTCTTCCACTTCAACCGCAGCAACCGCAAGGCGAACAAGACCGTGCCGTGCAAATTCGCCGGGCAGGACATCCACCTGCGCGCCGATGGCACGTCCACCGCGCTGCGCGGCCGGGATGGCGGCGCACTGGCCTGGTCGCACGAGCACCAGCCGACGCAGGCCATGCGGATTCCGGACTCGGTGATTCGCATCATGCGCCACAAGGGCAAGCTCGGCCGGGGCATCGACCATCCGGCGGTGTTCCCGGTCGCGCTGCCGACGTTCGTGATCGAGGCGTACTCGGATGCGGGCGAGGTGGTGTACGATCCCTTCGGCGGCAGCGGCACCACGCTGATCGCCTGCGAACGCACCGGGCGCGTCTGTCGTGCGGTGGAGATCGCCGCCGAGTACGTCGATGTCGCCATCGAACGCGCGCGCCAGCAACTGCCGGGCGTGCCGATCACGCTCGAAGCGACCGGGCAACCGTTTGATGCGGTCGCGGACGAACGTCGTGGCGCGACGTCGGAGGCGGCATGAGCTGGGTCGCGGAGAAGATCGAGCACTGGCCGCTCGCGCGGCTGTTGCCCTATGCGCGCAACGCGCGCACGCACTCGGACGACCAGGTCGCGCAGATCGCCGCCAGCATCGTCGAGTTCGGGTTCACGAACCCGTGTCTCGTCGGTGGCGATGGCGTGCTGGTGGCGGGTCACGGTCGCCTGTTGGCGGCGCGCAAGCTCGGACTGGAGACGGTGCCGGTAGTCGTGCTCGATCACCTCTCGCCGACCCAGCGTCGCGCGCTGGTCCTCGCGGACAACCGCATCGCCGAGAACGCAGGCTGGGACGACGCGATGCTGCGCACCGAGTTGGAGGCGCTGCAGGCCGACGGTTTCGATCTGGACCTGACCGGCTTCGATCCGGACGCGCTCGCCGAGTTGCTGGCGGGCGAGGAGACCGACCAGGCCGGCGAGGTCGATGACGACGACGTGCCCGAAGAGGCGGTCGCCGTGGTGTCGCGCCCCGGCGACCTGTGGGTGCTGGGCGAGCACCGAGTGCTATGCGGCGACGCGACCGATCCGGAGAGCTACGCGCGTCTGCTGCCCGGCGAGCGCGCGGACATGGTCTTCATCGACCCGCCTTACAATGTCGACTACGCCAACAGCGCGAAGGACAAGCTGCGCGGCACGCAGCGTCCGATCCTCAACGACAATCTCGGCGAGGGCTTCTACGATTTCCTGCTCGCCGCGCTCACGCCGATCGTGGCGCACTGCCGCGGCGCGATCTACATCGCCATGTCCTCGGGCGAACTCGACACGCTGCAAGCCGCGTTTCGCGCCGCGGGCGGTCACTGGTCGACGTTCGTGATCTGGGCGAAGAACACCTTCACGCTCGGACGCGCCGACTACCAGCGCCAGTTCGAGCCGATTCTCTACGGTTGGCCGGAAGGCGCGCAGCGTCACTGGTGCGGCGATCGCGACCAGGGCGACGTGTGGCAGATCAAGAAGCCGCAGCGCAACGATCTGCACCCGACGATGAAGCCCGTGGAGTTGGTGGAGCGGTGCATCCGCAACTCCAGCCGGCCGGGCGATGTGGTCCTCGACAGCTTCGGCGGATCGGGCACGACGCTGATCGCCGCGCACAAGAGCGGCCGGCGCGCGCGACTGATGGAACTCGACCCGAAGTACGTCGACACCATCATCCGCCGCTGGCAGACCTGGAGCGGTGAGTCCGCGGTGCGCGAGGCTGACGGCGTCGCGTTCGACGACGCGGCGGACGCGGTCGAGTGAACGCGCCGATCCAGGCGCCGGCCTTCTACAACGAAATCGAACCGTATCTCTGCACATGGCTCAACCACCAGATCGCCGCCGGCCTGATTCCGCCGGGGCGCGTCGACGGGCGCGACATCCGTGACCTCGACGCGGACGACCTCGCCCGCCACCGGCAGGTCCACCTGTTCGCGGGCGTCGGCGGCTGGGCCTACGCCGCCCGGCTCGCCGGCTGGCCCGACGACGCCGAACTGTGGAGCGCCTCGTGCCCGTGCCAGCCGTTCTCGGTCGCGGGCAAGCGCGGTGGGACCAACGATCCACGGCATCTATGGCCCGACGTGTTTCGGCTCGTCCGACAGCGTCGCCCCACCGCACTCGTGGGCGAACAGGTTGCAGCAGCGGCTGGCCAGGGTTGGCTCGACGGAGTGTTCGCTGATCTGGCGAGTCTCGGTTACACCTGCGAAGCGGCGGCTGTTCCGGCTTGTGCCGTCAATGCGCCCCATCGACGCGATCGACTGTGGTTTGTGGCTTACACCGACGACGCGCGACTACAAGGATTCGTGGGGGATGTCGCTGGCGCCGAGGAAGGATGGGGCGTCGCGGACGGATCTGCTGCCGCGCCAGGTGTATGCGACGGTGCGGGCGCTGTGGGCGACGCCGACGGCCTCGGCCGACAAATCGATCCGCACGCCGGAGGGCGCGCGCCGGGAAGTCGAGCGCGACCGCTCGCCGGATCTGGCGGCGCAGACGCTGGCGCTGTGGCCGACGCCGACGAGTCTGGCGCCGCCGAAGGACGGCTACAACGGGGCGGGGAATTCGGCGGGGCTGGTGGCGATCCGGCAGATCGCGCTGGGGCTGTATCCGACCCCGACGAGCGCCTGCGCGAGCGGCGGCCAGACCTCGCGCAGCGGCACGCGCAGGCACGAACCATTGCTGCGCGGGATCGCGATGGACGTGAGCGCGGCGCTTGGGACGACGTCGAGTGGATCGTCGGCTACGACGGCAAGGCGCGCCGGGTCCCTCGCACCGGAATTCGTCTTCTGGCTGATGGGATACCCGCGCGCATTCCTCGACTGCGCGCCGCCGGCAATGCGATCGTCCCGGTCCTCGGCGCGGAAGTCATCCGGGCGTTGATGGACACGTTGTCGGATCGCTGAGGTGGATCGCAATGCGGGACCGGGCGATGCCCGATCCCGCAGAGGGGTCGTTCGGTGGGTGCGTCAGATCTTCGCGACGCTGAACTCGTCGTCTTCGTAGATGTGTTTCGACATGCGCGCATCGGCGTTCGCGCGCAGTCCGTCCTCGCCGTACCGGCTGAGGGCGGCGCAGCGCGCGAGGGTGTCGTTGCGTTCGTGGACGGTGCCGATGCAGCCGACGCCGGTGACGTGAATCTGCCATTCGTGCATGGCCTGCTCCGTGGTGGCGTTCGAGGACAGGGACCGGGTGCGGCCCGGTCCCGGTGCGGTCAGGCGTCTTCGTTGAACATGAAGCTGCCGGGGCCGTTGCCCTCATCGTCGCTGAGCAGGATGAGCGTGCGTTCCTTGCCGTCGCGGCACTTGATGACGAAACCGTACAACTCTTCGTCGAGCGGATCGTCGCTGGCGCCGCTGCGGGCGAGTGCGGTGATGGTGCCGCCGACCAGCGGTGCGAGTTGCTTGAGGTAGAAATCGATCGAGGAGGACATCGGAAACTCCAGTGGTTTGAGGGGTGATGGGGGCAACCGTCGAGGCGCGGTCAATCGCGCTCGACGGTCTCGTCGTGGATCGCGGCGTGAATCACGAAACCGGTGAGGTAAGGCAATCCCTGCGGGATGCCGTAGTCGATGGCGGTGCGCCGCTTGATGGTCATGCGCATCCATGCCGCGACGGTGGTCGCGACCGCGTCGGGCAGCGCCTGACCGTGGTACTGGTGGCCGCAGACTTCATCGGCGAAGTGCCGTCCGGCCTTGCTGTCGAGAAAGGCGCGCACATCCTCCAGCGACTCGCCGGTGGCCTCGGCGATGGCGGTCATCGCGAGCGGCCACGCGACGCTGGCGTAGCCGCGCATCGTGCCCCAGAAGCCCCAGCTTTCGTTTTCGGTGGCGGGGATGGCGGTGTTCGTGTTCGTGCTCATGCTGTGCGGTCTGCCGTGTGGTGTGTGTGCGGACATGAACGCGCTGTTCGCGATGGAAGCCAAGCGAAAGATCGCGCTTATCGGCTTGTTTTTTTCGCTCTTTCGCGAGGTCCGTCGTGCATCGATTGTCGGTGCGCAATGCCGCGTATCGGCGCGGCATTACGTCAGGCTGCGTTGCGCTGCGACATCACGCCGTCGGCGCGGCCTCGACGATGCGGTAGACGCGCACGCCGCCTTCGGCCTTGTCGGAGGTGACGGTCAGGCCGAGCTTCTTCTTGAAGGCCCCGGCGAAGGTGCCGCGCACCGTGTGCGCCTGCCAGTTCGTCGCTTCGCAGATCTGCGCGATGGTGGCGCCTTCGGGTCGCTTGAGCATCGCGATCACCTGCGCCTGCTTGCTGTTCTCGCGGGTGCGCGGCGCGGCCTGTTCGCCTTCGCCGGAGGCTTCGGTCTTCGGTGCGGCCTTGGCTTTGCGTGCGGCCTTCTTGCCGGCCGGCGTCGCCGTTTCGGTGGCGGCGGTCTGCTCGGGGCGCGCGCGGCCCAGCGCCTCGTAGGCGGCATCGGTGACGATCCAGTCGCCGTTGTTGCCGATGATCATTGCGCGGGTGAAGAGGCCTTCGATGACCTTCTTGCGCGCGCCGCCCTTGATGGTGTCGGGGAACCATTCGACCTTGCCTTGCGTGCGGTCGATGGCGTGGGTCAGCACGGCGGTCTGGGTGTCGTTGAGCGTGATCGGCTTGGCGGTGGTGGCGGTGTTCATTGCGGTGCTCCTGTTTGCGTGTGGTGTTTGGGTTTGGTTGGCGCGATGGGATGAACGCGCTGTTCCCCACCGAAGCCAAGCGCTCATTCGCCGATCCGTGCGTCGTTAAGCCAACGGACGGGAAGCCGTCGCCTGGCGCGCTGTGCGCGCGCGAAGTCAAGTCATTGGTCAAGCATTCGGATGGGAATTTCGATCCGCGCGTATGCGCGCCATCGCGGCGTCACCGACACCGCGGTCCACAAGGCGATCCGTGCCGGGCGCATCGCGCCGGAGGCCGACGGCACCATCGATGCGGCGAAGGCCGATGCGGAGTGGGCGCGCAATTCCGCGCCGGCACGCAGCGGCACGCAGGCGCGCGCACCGCGCGTGACGGTGCCGGAGGCGGCCGACATCGGGCGCGAGACGGGCCGCGACGCGGGCACGGCGGCGCTGCCGGCGGGCGGTGCGTCGCTGTTGCAGGCGCGCACCGTCAACGAGGTCGTCAAAGCGCAAACGAACAAAGTGCGATTGGCCCGCCTTAAAGGCGAGCTGGTCGAGCGTTCGCAGGTCGTGGCGCATGTGTTCAAGCTGGCGCGCGACGAACGCGATGCGTGGCTGAACTGGCCCGCGCGCGTGTCGGCGCAGATGGCGGCGACGCTGGCGGTCGATCCGCATGCGATGCATCTGGCGCTGGAAGCGGCGGTGCGCGCGCACCTCGCCGAATTGGGCGAGGTGCGAGTGAAGGTGGATTAGGCGCTCACGAGCAGCGCGCAGGCCTGCTGGAGCAGGTGGTCGACCATCGCAAGGCGCGCGTGTCGGGCGGGATCGTCGTTGTCCTCGTCGCTGCGCGTTTCGAGGCGGATGTGCATCTCGGCGAGCGAACTTTCGATGCCGTTGAGGCTGTCGAGACTGTCGCCCGCTTGCAAGGCGTCGTCGGGTTCACCGCCGGCCGCGCCCAGCGCCTGCTCGATGCCGCTGACCGCGAAGTTCAGGCCGTTCTGAAACTCCTCGTCGTCGGGATAGGCGTCGTACAGCGACTCGATGCGCTGGCGAAGGAGCAACAGATCGGTGTGCAGTGCGTCGTGCATGGCGGTGTCCTCGATGGCCGGTGTGGCCGGGGACCGCATGAACGCGCTGTTCGCCACCAAAGCCAAGCGTCACCAACGTCGCACTGCAACAAGGTTCACGAATGCTCGACTACGAAGGCGCGCACGAGATCGAGCGTGCCTGGCATGAGGGCCTGACCCCCGATCCGCTGCTGTCGGTCTCCGCCTGGGCCGACCAGCACCGGATGCTCTCGAGCAAGGCCTCGGCCGAGCCCGGACGCTGGCGCACCGCGCGCACGCCCTACCTGCGCGAGATCATGGATTGCCTCTCGCCCGCCTCGCCGATCGAGCGCGTGGTGCTGATGAAGGGCGCGCAGGTCGGCGGTACGGAGTGCGGCAGTTGCTGGATCGGCTACGTGATCCACCACGCGCCCGGCCCGATGATGGCGGTCTGGCCCACGGTGGAGATGGCCAAGCGCAACTCCAAGCAGCGAATCGACCCGCTGATCGAAGAGTCGCCTGTACTGGCCGCGTTGATCGCACCGGCGCGTTCGCGCGATGCGGGCAACACCATCCTCGCCAAGGAGTTCCGCGGCGGCGTGCTGGTGATGACCGGCGCCAACAGTGCGGTCGGCCTGCGCTCGATGCCGGTGCGGTATCTGTTTCTCGACGAAGTGGATGGCTACCCGCTCGACGTCGAGGGCGAAGGCGATGCGATCTCGCTTGCGGAGGCGCGCACGCGCACCTTCACGCGACGCAAGATCTTCATCGTGTCGACGCCGACCATCGCGGGCGCCAGCAGCATCGAGCGCGAATACGAGGCGTCGGACCAGCGTCGATATTTCGTGCCGTGCACGCACTGCGCACATGCGCAGTGGTTGCGGTTCGAGCAGTTGCGCTGGGATCGCGGGCGACCGGAGACGGTGGCCTACATGTGCGAGTCGTGCGACATGCCCATCGTCGAGCACCACAAGACGTGGATGCTCGAACAGGGGCAGTGGCGCGCGACGGCACCGGGCAACGGCCGAACGGCCGGCTTCCACCTGTCGTCGCTGTACAGCCCGGTGGGCTGGCGCAGCTGGCGCGAGATCGCCGCGGCGTGGGAGAGCGCGATCGACAAGACGACGGGTTCGGCGTCGGCGATCAAGACCTTCAAGAACACCGAACTCGGCGAGACCTGGGTCGAGGAGGGCGAGGCGCCGGACTGGCAGCAGTTGCTGGAGCGGCGCGAGGACTACCGCATCGGCCACGTGCCGCGCGGCAGCCTGCTGCTGGTCGGCGGCGCCGACGTGCAGAAAGACCGCATCGAGGTCTCGGTCTGGGCGTTCGGTCGCAGCAAGGAAGCGTGGTTGGTCGAACATCGCGTGCTGATGGGCGATACCGCGCGCGACGCGGTGTGGACCCAACTGCGCGCATTGCTCGCCGAGACCTGGACCCACGCGGGCGGGGCGCAACTGCCGCTGGCGCGTTTCGCCATCGATACCGGTTTCGCGACGCAAGAGGTCTACGCCTTCGTGCGCGCCTGCCGCGACAGTCGGGTGATGGCGGTGAAGGGCGCGGCGCGCGGCGCGGCGCTGATCGGGACGCCGACGGCGGTGGACGTCACCGTCGCCGGCAAAAAGCTGCGGCGAGGCGTGAAGGTGTACACGGTGGTTGTCGGTATTGCGAAGCAGGAGCTGTACCAGCATCTGCGCCTGCACACCGATGTCGCGGAGGACGGCCTGACGCCGGTGTATCCGGCGGGCTTCATCCACCTGCCGAAGATCGATGCCGAGTTCCTGCAGCAGTTGTGCGCGGAGCAGTTGATCACGCGGCGGGACCGGAGCGGTTATGCGGTCCGCGAGTGGCAGAAGCTGCGCGAGCGCAACGAGGCGCTCGACTGCTACGTGTACGCGCGCGCCGCAGCGGCAGCGGCCGGGCTGGATCGTTTCGAGGATCGTCACTGGCGCGAATTGGAACGCTCGCTCGGCATTGCTAGGACGAACGATCCACCGCCCATCGCCACCACCACCGGACCCGAGGAGGCCACCGACAACGGTGGCCTTTCCACATCTGCGCGCCCGAATCGTCGGCGCGTGATCAAGAGCCGTTGGCTCCATCGCTGAGATTCGTTGCATGAGCTACACCCCCGAACAACTCGCCGCGCTCGAACGCGCGCTCGCGACCGGCGAACAGCGCGTGACCTTCGGCGATCGCACCGTCGAATACCGCTCGATCGACGACCTGATCGCCGCGATCGGCGTCGTGCGACGCGGTCTCGAAGAGCAGGCGATCGCCGCCGGCACCGTCAAGCGCCGCCCGCGCCGCGTCGTCGTGAACACCGACAAGGCGACGTGATCGCATGAGTTGGTGGTCGCGGCTGCGCGCCCGGATGTTCGGCGCGTCACCCACCTACGACGGCGTCGGCGGCGGGCGACGTGCCCGCTTCTGGCAGGTCGGCAATCCCGGCGCGGTCGCCGCGCTGGCGTATGCGCAGGATGAACTGCGCGCCAAGAGCCGCGATCTGGTCCGCCGCAACGCCTGGGCCGCGACCGGCGTCGAGGCGTTCGTCGCGAACGCTATCGGTACCGGGATCAAGCCGCAGTCGATGCTCGCCGATCTCGACCAGCGCGAGGCGGTGCAGGCGCTGTGGCGCGACTGGTGCGAGGAGGCGGACGCCGCAGGCCTGACCGATTTCTACGGCCTGCAGGCGCTGGCGTGCCGAGCGATGCTCGAAGGCGGCGAGTGCCTGGTGCGGTTGCGCTACCGGCGGCCGGAAGATCGCCTCAGCGTCGGCCTGCAGCTGCAACTACTCGAACCCGAGCACCTGCCGACGACGCTGAATCGGGAGCTTCCCAACGGCAACGTCATCCGCGCCGGCATCGAGTTCAACGGCATCGGCGTGCGCGTCGCCTATCACTTGTACAAGAGCCATCCCGGCGACGGGATGCTCGCGCCGATGTCGGCGCACGGCGGCCTGGACACGGTGCGTGTGCCGGCGAACGAGATCCTGCACCTGTTCCGCCCGTTGCGCCCCGGTCAGATTCGCGGCGAGCCGTGGCTGGCGCGGGCGCTGGTGAAGCTGCACGAACTCGACCAGTACGACGACGCCGAGCTGGTGCGCAAGAAGACCGCGGCGATGTTCGCGGGCTTCATCACCCGCGGTGCGCCCGAGGATGCGCTGCTGGGCGAGGGCGAGGCCGATGCGCAGGGTGTCGCGATGGCAAGCCTGGAGCCGGGGACGATGCAGTTCCTGGAGCCGGGCGAGGACGTGAAGTTCTCGCAGCCGGCGGATGTCGGTTCGAGCTACGCCGAGTTCATGCGCCAGCAGTTCCGCGCGGTCGCCGCCGCGATGGGCATCACCTACGAAATGCTCACCGGCGATCTGACGCAGGTGAACTACTCCTCCATCCGTGCCGGGCTGCTCGAGTTCCGGCGCCGCTGCGAGGCGATCCAGCACGGCGTGATCGTGCATCAACTGTGTCGCCCGCTGTGGCGCGCGTGGATGACGCAGGCGGTGCTCGAAGGCGCGCTGACGCTGCCCGGCTACGCGCGCGGCGGCGTCGCGCGTCGTCGCCAATACCTCGCGGTGAAGTGGATCGCGCAGGGCTGGCAGTGGGTCGATCCGAAGAAGGAGTTCGACGCGATGATCGCGGCGATCCGCGGCGGCCTGCTCTCACGCTCGGAAGCGATCTCCAGCTTCGGCTACGACGCCGAAGACATCGATCGCGAGATCGCCGCCGACAACGCTCGCGCCGATGCCCTTGGGCTGCGCTTCGATTCCGATCCCCGTTACGACCACCCCGCGCAAGCGGCGGCGACACCTGCTTCCCAGGCGAATTGATGACCTCCCTTGTCCACCTGGCGTCCCGTCTCTACGGGACGCCGCTGCTGATCGCGCGCGCCAAACTCGACACGATCCTCGCCGTGCTCGGTCCGCGCATCGGACTGGCGCCGACCGAACTGGCGTTGCCGGTCGTCGTGCCGGCCGCAGCGGAACCCGAACCCGGCCCGACCGCGCCCGGTATCGCCGTGATTCCGATCCACGGCACGCTCGTGCGCCGCGCGATCGGACTCGATGCCGCCTCGGGCCTCACGTCCTACACGCGCATCGCCGCCGATCTGGATGCCGCGCTCGCGGCCCCGGAGGTCGCGGGCATTCTGCTCGATATCGACTCGCCCGGCGGTGAAGCCGGCGGCGTGTTCGAGTTGGGCGCACGCATTCGTGAGGCGAGCGCACGAAAGCCGGTGTGGGCGCATGCCGGCGACAGCGCGTTCTCCGCCGGCTATGCGCTCGCTTGCGCTGCGCAGCGCGTGACGCTCGCGACCACCGGCGGCGTCGGCTCGATCGGCGTGATCGCGCTGCACATCGACCAGTCGGTGCGCAACGCGCAGAACGGTCTCAGCGTGACCGCGCTGTATGCCGGCGCACACAAGAACGACGCCACCCCACACGCGCCGCTGACGCCGCAGGCGACCGACGCGCTGCAATCCGAAATCGATCGCCTCTACGCCCTGTTCGTCGCGCACGTCGCCGCCATGCGCGGCCTCGACGCCAACGCCGTGCGCGCGACCGAAGCGGCGCTGTTCTTCGGCGAGGACGCGCTCGCTGCGGGCCTCGCCGATGGCGTCGCGTCGCTCGACGCCACCCTCGCCGACTTCGCCACCGCCCTCGGCAGGCGCGGGCGTCCGCCCGGTTCCAACCCACCGCTCGCATTACCCGCGCGCCTTGCGCTCCCACCCCCCACGGAGTTGTCCATGACCGAATCCACTGCGACGGCGCCCGCGCCGTCCACGCCCCCTGCCGCGCCCGCACCGGCCGCTGTGCCGGCGCCGACCGCGTCCGTCGCGCCGCCTTCCACCGATCCGCAGGCAGAGGCCGTCGCCATCGCCGAGCTGTGCCTGCTCGCCGGTTGCCCGGAACGCACCACCGAGTTCCTCGCCGCGCGCATGAGCGCCGCCCAGGTCCGCCAGGTGTTGCTGCAAGCCCGCGCCGACCAGGTCGAGATCGCCTCGCACCACCTCGCGAACGCGGCGCCTGCGGCGGCGACCACCACCAACCCGGTCCTCGATGCGGTGCGCAAGCGCATCGCGTCGACGACCCCGCAAGGAGCCTGAGCCATGCCTGTGCTGCACGAACCCGTCAACCTCGCCGACCTGCTCAAGTACGAAGCCCCGAATCTGTACTCCCGCGACGAAGTCGTCGTCGCCGCGGGCCAGACCCTCGCGCTCGGCGCCGTCGTCGGTCGCGTGACCGCGACCCGCGAGATCGTCGCCCTCGATCCCGCCGCGAACGACGGCCGCGAGATCGCCGCCGGTGTCCTGATCGAAGCGATCACCACGACCGCGACCGAACGCCGCCGCAGCGTGATCGTTTCGCGTCACGCCATCGTCTTCGGCGGCGCGCTGGTCTTCGCCCCCACCCTTACCGCCGAACAGACCGCTGCTGCCCTCGCGCAGCTGGCGGCGCTCGGCGTCCTCGTCCGTCAATTCCCCCAGGTCGCCGCCTCCCATGCTGAATCCCTTCGCTAACCCCGCGTTCTCGATGGCCGCGCTCACCGCTGCCATCAACCTGATTCCGAACCGCTACGGTCGGCTGCAGGAACTGGACCTGTTCCCCGAGAAGCCGGTGCGCTCGCGCCAGATCCTCGTCGAGGAAAAGGCCGGCGTGCTGACCCTGCTGCCGACCCGGCCGCCGGGCTCGCCCGGCACGCTCGCTGCGCACGACAAGCGCCGCGTGCGCTCGTTCGTCGCGCCGCACATTCCGCACGACGACGTGGTGCTGCCCGAGGAAGTCTCCGGCCTGCGCGCCTTCGGCTCGGAGACCGAACTCGAATCGGTCGCGGGCGTGATCGCCGAGCGCCTGGAGACCATGCGCAACAAGCATGCGATCACGCTTGAGCACCTGCGCATGGGCGCGCTCAAGGGCCAGATCCTCGACTCGGACGGCAGCGTGCTCTACGACCTGTTCGAGGAGTTCCGGATCGCGCAGCAGCACGTGCCCTTCCAGATCGACAACCCGAACAACGGCACCGATGTGAAGCAGAAGTGCATCGAGACGTTGGCGCTGATCGAGGAGGGTCTGCTCGGTGAGTTCATGACTGGCGCGCGCGTGCTGTGCTCGCAGGAATTCTTCGCCGCGCTCACCTCGCACAAGGACGTCAAGACCGCCTACGCGCAGTGGCAGCAGGGCGCGGTGCTGATCAACGACGTGCGCAAGGGCTTCAGCTTCGGCGGTCTGGTGTTCGAGGAGTATCGCGGCAAGGCGTCGGACCTGGAAGGCACAGTGCGCCGGTTCATCGCGCCGGGCGAGGCGCACGCCTTCCCGATCGGCACCCTCAACACCTTCGGCACCTACAACGCGCCGGCCGATTTCAACGAGACGGTCAACACGCTGGGCCGGCCGGTGTACGCCAAGCTCGATGCGCGCAAGTTCGAGCGCGGCACCGACCTGCACACGCAGTCCAATCCGCTGCCGATGTGCCTGCGGCCGAGCGTGCTGGTCAAGCTCTCGATCAACTGAGGAATCCCCCATGACCACACACGATCAGCTGGCGGCAGTGCCGTCGGCCGGGGATCGCTTTGTCCGCGCGATCGACCGGGTGCTGATCCACGAGGGCGGCGATGCCGACGATCCGCGCGATCCCGGCGGTCGCACGCGCTGGGGCATCAGCCAGCGCACGTATCCGACCCTGGACATCCGCCGGCTCACGCGGACGGAGGCGATCGCGCTGTACCGGCGCGACTTCTGGACGCCGCTGCAGGGCGATGCGTTGCCGCCCGCACTCGCATTCCAGGCGTTCGACGCCGCGGTGAATCACGGCGTCGGCCGCACGGTGCGCTGGCTGCAGCGGTTGGTCGGCGTGCGGATCGATGGGCAACTCGGGCCGGTGACGCTCGCGGCCCTGCGTTCGGCCGATGAAGCGTCGCTGATCGAGCGGCTGCTCGCGCTGCGTCTCGACCTGTATGCAGAGCACGACCGTTTCGCGGTGTTCGGTCGCGGCTGGACGCGGCGGACCGCCGAGAACCTGCGGTATGCCGCGCGGGATCTTGCGTGAGCAGTCCGCTCGATCCGGCCTTCGAGGCCGCGCACGACGCGCTGTTCGCGGTGTTCGGCGAGCCGGCCATCGTGCGCCGGGGTCGCCGGCCGCCGGTGCCGGTGCGCGTGGTGATCACCTACAACGTGGCCGAGTTGGGCGACTACAGCCAGGGCTTCGCCCGCGTCACCACCGTGAAGTTCCGCAATCCCGAGTGGCGACCGCGTGCGGGCGATGTCCTGCATGTCCCCGGCGGACGGTTCCGGATCGAGCGCATCGTCGTCGACGACGGCTTCGTGACCGAAACGGTCCTCAATGGTTAACGCACCGATCCCGTGGGCGATCCTGGAGTTGGTGCAGACGCGCCTGCGCACGGTGCGTCGGGCGAACGACTACCGCACCGACGCCGGTCGCGATGTGCGCCTGGAGCCGGCGCCGTTCGATCCGAACGATGCCCCGCGCCTGACGCTGTATCCGTTGACCTCCGTCTTTCCCGACGATGCGCGCAGTGCGGGCGAGCGTGGGTTCACCTTCGTCGTCGAGGCGCTGGTGCCGGTGCGGATCGACAACGCGCAGCAACGCATCGTCGAGACGATCGCCGACATCGAGGATGCGCTCGACGGCTACGCGCAGGCGCCGCTGGCGCTGCCGCTGCAGTTCCAGGAATCGGTGCTGCTCGACCGGCCGGATGGTATTGCGGCGATCGCGGGGCAGGTGCTGTTCGGAACGCGCTATAGACGGGTAGGGCGACAGTGATGCCAGTGGGCTCAGGGCTGTGCCGGCGGCCACAGCCGCGCAACGTGAACCAGGGCCAGCACCCAGATGATCTGCGCGGTCTCGTCGACCTCATACACGAGTCGGTAGTTTTCGTGCGGTATCAGCTCGCGTGTGCCCGGCACGAGGCCGACGCGGCCCATCATCGGAAATCGCGCCAACGCCGCTGCGGCCTCGCCGAAACGTTCATCCAGCGCCAGCGCCGCCATCGGCGCGTCTTCGCACACGGTCTCGAAGATGGCGAGGCGATCCTGACGGGCGGCGTCGCTCCAGCGGACCTTCACGCTCAAGCGCCGGCCTGGCGCCGCACGGCATCGCGGCGCGCCGCGAACTCAGCCTCGACGGTCTCGTCCGAGGCATGCCGACCTTCGGCAATCTGCGCGCGGGCGCGTTCGACCTTGTCCTGCACGAAGGCCTCGTATGCCTGGCGTTGCTGCCGGCTGCGGACGTACTCGCGCATGAGTTCGCGGACGACCTGGGAGGCCGGTCGGTGCTCGGCTTCGGTCGCCGCCATGAAGGCATCGCGCAGTTCCGCTTCGAGCTTCAACGTGAACACGGTGGCTTTGGTCATGGCCAAGGCTCCAGAAAGGTACTAACGTCGTATGCACAATAACATGACGGGGCGGCCGTGAGTACCGCTCGCCCCCCGTCCGGCGGCGCGTTCGCGTTGCACGCCGATCTCGACGGCCTGCTGTCCGCCTCCCGCAACCTGAGCGTGCTGGCCTCGCACCTGCCGACCCTGCACGCGCGCGCGATCGGCACGCTGCGGCGTCGCCTGCCCGTCCAGGCGCGACGCGACATCCAGTCCGAGTACCAGATCGGCGCGCGCCGCCTCACGCAAGACCTGTCATCGGGCACCACCGACGACGGTGTGCGCCTGGTGGGGCGCTTTCGTGGGATCGGTCTGCGGAATTTCGCCGCGCGTCCGACATCGCGTGGCGTCACCGCCGCGATCGTCCGCAGCAAACGCAGCCTGCGCGAACGCGCCTTCATCCGACGGGGCCTAGCGGGCAACGAACACGTCTTCCGCCGCGAAGGCCCCAAACGCCCGATGCAGCAAGGCCGTTATGCCGGCAAGCAGCGTCAACCGCTGGTCGTCGAGTACGGCGCCACCGCCGCGCAAATGCTCGCCAAGGGCCGCCGCCCCGAGCGGTTGGTCGACTACGCCCGCGGCGTGCTCGCCGCCGAATCCGAACGTCTCCTGCGGCTCGCCGCTGGGGCGTCCGCCCCGTCTTCCCCCAACGCACCACGCACATGAAAACCATCCGCCTGTACCACCCGCACACCCACGAAGGCATCGCCTACGACCCGCCGCCGGAAGGCATCGAACTCAGCGTCAACGACGCCGATGCCACCGTGCTCGAGGCGTGGGGTCTGACCACGCCGCCGCCCGCGCTCACGGACGCACCGACCGCGCCCGCTGCGGATGCGCCCGTCGCCGACGCGCCGCTCACCGACGCGCCGCTCCCCGACGCGGTGGCGGTCGAGGCGACCCCGCCGCGCCACGACCGCCGCGCCCGCGTCGCGGTCGATCTTTCCCCCACCGAACCGGCCGTCGACACGACGGCCAGGAGCGCGTAATGCAGGACTTTTCGTTCCAGGGAAAACTCTATCTGGGCAACCGCCTGCCCGGCGGTCGGCCCGGCGCGCTGCGCTGGGTGGGCGATGCCCCCAAGTGCGATCTCACCCTCAAAACCGAGACCGAAACGCGCAAGGAATCGTACTCGGGCAATCGCCTGACCTCGGCCGTGCTGCAGAAGGGCAAGGAGGCCGAACTCACCGTCGCGATCAACTGGGCCGACATCGACAACCTGCTACTCGGCCTGTACGCGAGCAAGGCGTCGATCGCGGCCGGCACGGTGACGGGTGAAGCGTTCCCGGCGGGGCTCGCGGCGAACGATGTGATCGCGCTCGACCACACCACGATCAGCCAGTTCGTGTTGACCGACGGCAACGCCGCACCCGCGACGCTGGTGGCGAACACCCACTACCGGATCGAGAGCATCCGCGCGGGCCTGATCAAGCTGCTGAACCTCGCGACGTTCACCCAGCCGCTGCGCGCGGCCTACCGCTACGGCGCACGCACCAGCGTGGCGATGCTCACGACCTCGGCGCCCGAACGCTTCCTGTATCTGGACGGCACCAACTCGCTCGACAACGCGCCGGTGCAGGTGCGTCTGTACCGGGTGCAGTTCAATCCGGTGAGCAACCTCGGCCTGATCCACGAATCGTTCGGCCAGTTCGAGCTGACCGCCTCGGTGCTGTTCGATGCCGAAGCGGCGGCCGACCCGTTGCTCGGCGGCTTCGGCCGACTCGATCTGCCGGAGGTCGCGTGATGGCCACGAAACTGCCCGCCGCGCCTGCGCCCGATACCGCCGCCGCGGACGATCTGGCGATCCTGCATCCGGATCGCACGCTCGTGCTCGGCGGTCGCACGATCGTCCTCCGCGAGTACGGCTTCTTCGAGGGGCTGGACGTCGCCGATCGCGCGTCCAGCTTCATCGCCGATCTGATCGCCGCCAGCGACGACGGCGCGCTGCGGTACGCGCAGGTGCGCCGGCTGTTCGGTCGCCACCGGGCGGTGATTCCCGCGATCGCGGCGCAGGCCGGCGATGTCGATGTGCTGTGGCTGGAAGCGCTGCCGCCGGACGAACTGGAGCTGTACCTCGCGACCTGGTTCGCGGTGAACGCGGCTTTTTTCGTGCGCGAGGTGCTGGCGGAACTGCGCGAGGCCCAGCTGCTCGCGGCCGGCGCCTCCGCTGGGGCGATCTCTTCGCCCGACTCGCCGCCGCCGGCTACGGCGACCTTGCCCGACTCGGCCGCATGACCGAGCGCCAGCTCCTCGCGACCTTCGAGGCCGTCGACCGTGGCGAACGCCACCGCCGCGCGGACTTCATCGAGGACGTGGCGACCGCCGTGTGGGGCGGGGAGGCGGCCGAGACGCGAGTGAAGGCCCTGCGCGACCGTTCGTGAACCAGGTTCCATGAATCAGGATTTCGTCCTCAACTTCAAGGTTCGCGGCGACTCGGCGCAGGCCGAGACCAGTCTCGGCCGGCTGCAGACGGCGCTGGTCCAGGTCGACCGTGCGCTCGGTCAGGTGCGCGCCGCCGGCCGGGCGGTGACCGTTGATGCGCAGGCGGCGCCCGTGCTCGCCGCGCAGCGCGCGATCACCGCCGAGGTCGAGCGACGCACGCGCCTGGAGGCCGACGCCGCGGCCCGCAACGCCGCCGCCCTGCGCCAGCAGGCGACCGAGCAGGCGCGCATCGCCGAGCGGCGCGCCGCGTCCACCGCCGTATTCAGCGCGGCGACGCCGGAGCAGTTGCGCACACCGGCCGAGCGTACCGCCGCCCTGGGTCAGGCCCAGGCGCTGCGCCGGGACGCTGAACTGCGGATGCTGGAGATCAATCGCCGCGCCGACGCGCTGGAAGCGCGGCTGGCGACGACGCGGACCGGGCTCGCCACTGCGACCGCCACCGCCGCGCGTGCGACCGACGTCGGTCGCCGGGCCGTGGACCAGTACGGAATCTCCGCCGGACAGACACGGCAGGCGATGCGCCAGCTGCCGGCGCAGATCACCGATATCTTCACCTCGCTCGCGGGCGGCCAGAAACCGTGGCTGGTCGCGATCCAACAGGGCGGCCAGTTGAAGGACTCCTTCGGCGGCATCGTGCCCGCCGCACGCGCGCTGCTCGGTGCGATCACGCCGATGGTCGCGGGCCTCGCCCTGGTCGCGGCGGTGATCGGCACTGTCGGCGCCGCGACGCTCTCCGGCTACCGCGAGACCCAGGCCTACGAGCGTGCGCTGATCGCCAGCGGCAACGCCGCCGCGACCACCGCCGGGCAGTTGCGCGTGGTGAAGGACAGCGTCGGAGGCGCGACCGGCGAGTACGGCAATGCCGAAGCCGCGCTGACCGCGCTGGCCGCCGCCGGCACCGTCGCGGGCGATACGCTCGCTCTCGCGGCGAGCGCCGCAGTCAATCTCTCGACTCTGACCGGCGCGTCGATCGAGGACACGACACAGAAGGTGATCGCCCTCGCGCGTGCGCCGTCCGCGCAACTGCTCGAACTCAACCAGCAGTACCGCTTCCTCTCGGTCGAGGTCTACCAGCACGTCCGCGCGCTCGAAGCGCAGGGTCGTGCGCACGATGCCGCGCGCCTGGCGGTCGAGACCTTCTCGCGCCTCGAAGCGCAGCGGATGCAGGAAGCGACTGCGCGCGCGGGATCGCTCGAACGGGCGTGGATCAACCTCGGCAAGATCATCGGCGGGGTCTGGCAGACGATCCGCAACATCGGCCGCGACGATCTGGCGTTCCGGCTGAAGAAGACCACCGACGAACTCGACCGCATCGGCAACGAGTGGCGCGAACTCGGTGGGATCAACTCGCTCGATGCGGCGCTGGCCAGCGCCGAGGTCGATGCGGACACGAAGCAACGCATCCGTGCGCTGCGGCAGGAGCAGGCGACCCTGCAGCGCGAGGCGAACGCCGAACAGGCGAAGGCCGATGCGCAGGCCGCGACGCAGGCCAAACAAACCAACGCGATCAACGCCCTCGGTCGCGCGCAGGCCGCGCTCGGCCAGGATCGCGCGGTCGCCAAGGCGCAGCAATTGCGCGAGCTGGAGCGCGATATCGCCGCGCTGCGCGCGGGGGGTGTGACGCAAGTCGAAGGCGTGTCGCTCGCGGCGTTCGAGAAGACGCGGCGCGCGCAGATCGACGACCAGTTCAAGGCGCCGAAGGCCCCGCGCGCACCGAAGCCGAAGGCGACCGACGCCGATCGCGCCCGCGAGGCCGCCGAGCGCGAACTGGAGTCCCTGCGTCGCGAAGTCGCGCTGCTGGGCGAGGTCGAAGCCGGCCAGACCCGTGCCGGCGAGGCCGCGCGCATTCGCTATGAGACCACGCAGGGCGGCCTCAAAGCGCTCACGCCCGCGCTGAAAGCGCAACTCGTCGCCGAAGCCGAAGCCCTCGACACCGCGCGCGCCGCTGCGGACGCCGAGCGCGAACGCAAGGCCGAACTCGAGAAGACCACGCGCGCCTACGAGACGCTGCGCACGAGTCTGCGCACGCCGACGGAAGTCGCGCTGGAAGAGGCGCGAACGCAGGTCGCACTGCTCAACGATGCGTTGCAAGAGGGGATCGCGACCAAGGCCGCGTTCGACGCGGCGATGGCGCGCGTGGTGCAGACGAGCTTCCGTAAACCGGATGCGGCGCTCGACCGCGTGCCCGGCGCGACACCGGATCTCGGGCAGACCGGCAGCGATCTCGCGCAGATCGAACAGTCGCGCACGCGGCTCGAAGCCTGGCATGCCGAACAGCTCGCGCTGCTGGCGCAGTTCCGTTCGCAGCGCGCCGATCTGAACGCGCAGTGGGATGCGCAGGAAGAGACGATCGAGCGCCAGCACCAGGCCGCGCTCGCACAACTGCAATCGGCGCAGACGCAGGTGCTGCTCGCGGGCGCATCCGCGACCTTCGGCCAGCTCGCCGACATCGCCAAATCCTTCGGCGGCGAGCAGAGCGCGACCTATCGCGCCTTGTTCGCGCTCAGCAAAGCGTTCGCGATCGCGCAGGCGGCGCTCGCGCTCGCCAACAACGTGGCTGAAGCGAGCAAGGTCGGTTTTCCACAGAACATTCCGTTCATCGCGGGCGCCATCGCGCAGGGCGCGACCATCGCCGGCCTGATCGCGCAGGCGACCTTCAACGGTGGAGGCGGGTACGCCACCGGCGGCCATGTGCGCGGTCCGGGCACGACGACCTCCGACAGCATCCCGGCGTGGTTGTCGGATTTCGAGTTCGTCACGCGGGCCGCCGTCGTGCGCCAGCCCGGCGCGCTGCCGTTTCTGGAGGACTTCAACCGCCGCGGCATGCCGGCGCTGGAGGCCTGGCATGCGCGCCGCTTCGCGGGTGCGACGCCGCCCGCCGTGTCGCTTCCGCGCGCACCGCGCGTCAACTTCGCCGAAGGCGGCCTGGCGCGCGCGGCAGCGGGTCTGAACCCGCAACTCAATCTGCGCCTGATCAATGCGATCAACACCGATGCGCTCGCCGAGTCGATGGCGCAGAGCCGGGGCCT